TCATTTACTACTTGGGGAGTTAAAGAATACAAACCTGGCGTTGCTGGTTACGGTTCAAATGCCACAATTCAATCCATTACACCTACAGGTGGTAGTGCTATTGCACCAACTATCTACAATGTGTTCTTAATTGGTGGAGGTGGCGGTGGTGGAACTATTGGTGGTGGCGCTGGAGGTGGCGGTTACAGCATTTCGTCTAGCAGAACGCTTAGTGCGTCTAACAGTAATACATTAACTATTTCTATTGGTGGTGGTGGTAGTGCAGGTGGAACTGGAAACGGTGGTAATGGTGGAACATCTTCTATAAGTCATGCAACATTCTCAATGGCGGCAACTGGTGGTGTCGGATGTGTTGGTGGCCTTGAAGTAAGCGGTAGTAACTCAGGAAGTGGTGTAAACGGTGTAAACGGTGGTGGTTCTGGTGCATCTGCGTCATGGGTAGTTGGAAAAACTAATTACTTTGCTTTTGCAAATGGCGGTGGCGGTGGCGCTGGAGGCGGAGGCGGAAACGCTGTAGCAAACCAATCACAGGGTGGTATTGGCGGAAATGGTGGAGCAGGAGTTTCAGCATATGGATATGCAGGAGGCGCTGGCGGCGGAGGAAGAGGGGACAACGCACAGGGAAGTAGGGGAGCAAACAACACATATGGTTCTGGAGGAAATGGTCACGATAACAGTGCTGGTGGTGCAGGTTTGATGTATTTCTATTATTATGGACCGTGATTATGAATATTAACCCTTTTATTCCAACTGTAGTTAATGACTACTCTATGTTTTTTATGTTACAAAACATAGATGCAACTTCTGAAAACATTGAGTTGTATTACGAAGAAGTAAATAACAATGTACTTTTTGAAGATTGTTCATTATTCAAAATGCAAGATAATCATGTTTTAATTGCGTTTACTGATGAAAAAGAAAGCCAACACAAACATAATTTAATTGCAACAAATGGTATTATCTCTGAAATTGTTAATCTTCAAAAGTTTGAGCGCATCCATCAATACTACAAACATGGTATAAACAGCGTAGACAATGGCGGGTTTATATTTATGAATTCCGCACCCGTTCCATCGTTTGACAACCAATGGCGATGTGATGCTGGACTTTACGGTGTTGAACTGTTTACAGACCCAATTGGTGATTCAACAATTGTTGTGCCAGATGTTGCTGATGCATTGCTTGTTTATGAACCACTATTATCAATTAATGGTGTAGGTCATCTTGTTTATATTGAACGAGAAAACAAAAACAACAAGACAGAGTTGATGAACAATTCAATTACGCCTTTTGCTACTTACAGTTTAGGTGAGGCTTTGAAGTTGATTTTGGAATGGGCGCAAGTGTCACAGGCACCATTTAGTAACACGGAATCTGTCGCAGTGAAGGCGTTTGAGTTTGCACAACAACTGGGAATAGAACAAACGCTTGTGTCTAACCAGCCTGATATGCAAATCTTTGAATATCTAAAAGGTAATCCGACTGCTCGTGTACGCCCAGAGGATGTTCAGCCATTATCAGAAGAAGCAGACATGTTCATCAAAAAGAACTTTTCTCATCTTACTTTGTCGCATTTAGTATCTCTTTACCCTGAATCGTGGGATGCTTATGAAATCGCAACAATTGAAACTACAAAATTAAATAACGAAGTAATTTTGTTTCATAAAAGGTTTATGACTGACAACGCTTTAGGGTTTGAACAAAAAGAAGTTGTTTTGAATCTTTTAAAAGATGTAGAAGATAAAATAAAACAAATAGTAAATGACACTTATACAGCATTTGAACTACGCAAAACATTGATAGAATCTGTCTCACAGTAACAACCTAAAAGGATCACTAGTTTTATGCATCATCAAATCCACAGGGCACTTGTTACCTACTCCAGTAGCGCAACGGGAGAGATCCGTGTAAAAATACCTTCTCTTTTGGGGGTTAACTCAGAAGTAAGTATTTCTTATATTGGTCGTAGTGCACCTTGGTCTGTACCATCTATTGGAGCACAAATTGTTGTTACCTCTGATGACGCAAATTTAACTAATGTATTTTGGGTACAAACTGACTCTATTCAAACTCAACTAAATACAAAGGCACCTTTGGCAAGTCCAACTTTTACAGGTACCGTTACCCTTCCAGCAATACCTGCATTTGTGGCTCGTAAAACTGCTTCTACATTTACACCCGCCACAGGGACAATTGTCTACGACAACGCTCAATTAAATGTGGGAAACCACTACAACACATCTACTGGTAGGTTTACTGTCCCCGTAGCAGGTGTGTATGTGTTCACACATATTTTGTCCTCCAGAACTATCTCAAGTGCTAGTTATGAAGTAGCCATTGGTCGTAACGGTCTAGACGCAACAAGAATTTTTCACTACGGTAATGGTCAACAACACCATGCAATCTCACAACATACGATGAGTTTGTCTGTAGGGGACTATATTACCGCTAGTTGTTACAACCCTAGTAGCATCATTTTTAGCGGTTCAACCGACATTTTTAACGACACAGGTCGTAACCTTGTCAGTGGCTTTATGGGATACTTATTGAGGTAATGATGAATACATATACTGTTTCTCTAACAAATGCTGAAAGAAAAGCACTAGGTATGTTTGTAAAAGACATACAAGAGTGGATAGATAATGTTGTCCATGAACGGTGCCGCATTGCTGTAGACGAAGTCTTTCAAACTGAGGTAGCAAAGATGATTGCTGACCCATCCGTGAGTAATATCCCCGCTGATAAAGAGGCCGTTGTGCTGTCTGCGGACATCACTCCTTTTTCCGAGACTGAAGAATAGGCTAAAATAGACACATACCTAGTCTCAGGGAGCGTTTATGCCAAGAAAATATAGTTATTACCCAAGTTTTGATGGTAAGAAGGCACAGCCTGGAACTGAAAAACTTGCTGATTTGTGTAAGCGCAGATGGAAAACTACCAATATGGGGATTTATTCCCCAAGATTGATGCGAAATTCTAAGACAGAGGGCAAGAAGATTGGTGACCCTGGTATGGAGAAATACCTCAGCGTTCACGCTACTGGTGCCGCTGTAGACATCGGCTATACGGATCGCAAGGTTGGCGTTGAAATGTGGAATTGGTTTATCAAATACACCAAGGAACTAGGCATTGAGGAGATTCACGACTACGCCTTTGACAAGGATGTCAAGGATGGCAAACCTGGCTATGGAAGAGGCTTCAGGTGCTCAAGAGGTGAGAACGAGGCAGGGGTAAAAATTTTCACCCAGGACGATAATGCTGGTTCTTTTGGAGGCAAGTGGTTGCACTTAGAACTTTCTCCTGAGATGGCTAAAGACGCAGAAAAGTTTGAAGCCGCTTGGCGTGCACTACCAAAACCAGGTGCCGCTTAATACGATATAGTGCTCTTATGGAAATTAACCCACAAGAAGTAATCAAACATCTCTCAAATGAGATTTCTCGTTTAAATATTGAATTGGCTGTTCTAAAAGCAGCCCTCAATCAACAGGAAGATAATGGCTCCGAGGAAGAGACTAGGTAGATCACCACTAACCGACCTTCTTGCTGAAGAAGGGCGTATTGGCGCTAATCGTGAGATGCGTCAATTAATACCTCAGACCATCCCTGATAGAGAGGTAGAAGAGTCTCATCTACCTCAATTTGAGATGTTTGGTACACCACGAGTACCTAAAAGAAACCCCATGGAAATTGGGGAAAATGGTGGACTTACCATTGATTACACTACTCAAACAGTTATTGATGCAAAGCCGCCAAAAGACAATTATAATCAAGGTCCAGGGAAAAGTACACGGGTTGCTTCACACAAGTTTGTACCACATTCACCAGACCGTGAATATTTAATTGAAAAGGCAGGGGTGGCTACACATACAAACACATTAGGTACTGTGTATGTTAAGTTTCAGCCACACCTTAACGGTAGTCGTGCAAACGATGTTTATAAATACTCTCATGTCCCTGAAAGCGTTTATAATAACTTTGCAAACAGTACCTCAAAAGGTCGTTTTATCAATCAATTCCTTAACAACTACAGGTACGGCAGAATAGGTTCACGAGATGACAGACTACACACGCAGGATTTATAAAAAAGTTAGTTATATTTTAGGGTATGGCCCTTTAGTTTTTATGTTGGTGTACTTGTACATGACATTGTTTCAACATTTTGCATTTGTCATTCCTTTTTCAACATATGCATGGCTTGTGTTTAGGGGAACAAAAGACACAGTGCAAGGCATTGGTCCAATCTATTGGATTGTTCGTTCAGACAACCGATTAATTTCTGTTGGTTTTGGAACAATGCATGAATTATCTGAGCCGTGGCGTAAGGGTCGTGGCGTTTATGTTGCTATGTTTAAGCGCAGTATTCAGATTGGTGTTTGTTATCGTCAAAATCTTGATGACACTGCTGGTACTTTATCTGCTGTACAAGGTCGTTACCTAGACATCAGCGCTTCAGAAATTGGAAATTGGAATGATATTCAAAAAAACAACCAAGCAAGAACCACCACGGCCTGACAGAATTAAAAACATGGATGAAAGTCAACTGCGTGGTTGGCTTAATGCATGTCTTATGGAACTTGGTGCTTCTTATGATAAATGGGCGTATCACAAGGCAGACCCAGAGGAATTCACCACTATTATGAATCTAGTTAAAAACCTTTGGGATGAACTACAGAGCCGTACCCCAGCATGATTGAACAGGACGATCTTGTTGAACCGTTGGAGGACTTTGGTGACCCCGAAGAACTGGACGAGACATCGGCTGAATTCGTTGACCAATTAGTAAAACGAATCATTATCTTTACTGAAGAGTTCTGCGACATTGAATTCTTTCCCTACCAAATCCCGATTGCATATCGCATTGTTGAATCTGTTGTGTTAGGAGATGGTGATGAGTTGACTGTTGTAGCAACTCGTCAGTCTGGTAAATCAGAAGTTCTTTCAGCAGTTATGGCTGGCATGATGGTCATCCTTCCCAAATTGGCTCCCATCTATCCGACATGGTTAGAGAAGTTCAATAAAGGTTTTTGGGTAGGTGTATTTGCGCCAACAGAAGAACAGGCTGAAACTGTATTCAGTCGTATTGTTTCTAAGTTGACAAGTGATCACGCAATGCAATTCTTGCTTGACCCTGAGATTGATGACAAAGCAACAGGTGGTGGTACTCGTGGTCGTGGTCGTCTTATTACTTTGAAGCACGCTGGCTCACTATGCCGTATGCAGACTTGTAACCCCAAGGCAAAGATTGAATCTAAGACCTACCACTTTGTCCTTATTGACGAGGCTCAGGAAGCCGATGAGACCATGATTGCTAAGTCAATCAAGCCTATGCTGGCGTTCAACAACGGAACAATTGCATTAACAGGAACTGCTAACAGACAGAAATCTTATTTCTATCGTATGATTCAGTACAATAAGCGCCGTTCTGCCAATGGTGGACGAAAGTTTCGTGAAGCCCATTTTGAGTACGATTACCGTATTGCATCAAAATACAACGATAATTACTCTAAATTTATCTCTAAAGAGAAACTGCGTATTGGTGAAGACTCCGATGAATTCCAGATGTCTTACTGTAATAAATTTATTCTTGAAAAAGGAATGTTTGTTACTGAAGAACGCATGGATCGCCTATATGACCAATCTATGCCTTTGGTCAAAGAATGGTGGCGCACACCTTGTGTGGCAGGCATAGATGTGGCTCGTTCTAATGACTCCACGGTTGTGACTATTGTGTGGGTTGATTGGGACCATCCAGACCCATTTGGCTTCTATGAACACCGTGTACTTAACTGGCTTGAGATTAACAACGAAGAATGGGAAGCCCAATATTTCCATATTATTGACTTCCTTCGCCATTATGACCTGCTTCGTGTAGGAGTGGACTCACAGGGCGTAGGAGGCGCTGTAGCAGAGCGTCTGGCGCTACTTCTACCCGATATTGAGGTTTTACCTATCTCGTCTGATTCAAAGGCTCAGAACGAGCGCTGGGTGCATCTGACGGAACTTATTCAAAGAGACCAATTGATTCTTCCAGGACATTCTAAGGCTCGCCGTACTCGTACATGGAAGCGTTTTAACCAGCAGATGTCTGACCTTGAAAAAATCTATAAAGGACCGTACTTATTAGCGGCGGCTCCTAACGAGCGTGGTGCATTTGACGACTATCCAGATTCATTGGCTATTGCCTGTTCTTTGACAGTTATGGACACAATGCCACAGGTGCAAGCGTCCAATAGCCCGTTTTTCAGATAGACCCTTTAAAAAATGGTATTCTTGTAGAAAGTCAATACCCCTTTTATGGAGGAATAACAAAGTGCCAGTTTCACCAGTTCCAATGTTCCCAGAGCGTGGAGAACATATTTTTGAGCGTGGGTTTGCTCCAAGCATTCCAATGAACAAAGGTCCTCTTCGTTTTGAAGAGGGAGTCGCCACCGATACCGATGTCCCTAATGACTTCGCTCAAGGTGCATACATGGACACCGCTCCATCTCCAATGCGTATGAACCACAACAACCCTGAGATGTTCTACAAGCATGCAGAGCAGACAATGCAGGAGCGTGCCCATGTGGGTGCAGCATCTTGGATTGAGGCTCCTACTGTTCTCAGCGAGTTTGTTCAAGGTTCAGTTGCAGGCGACTCAATGCCATACTTTGAGTACGAGTACAACACGGGTGGACACATGAACCGTCCGAACCCAACTGTCGTTTACGACTGATACTCGTGGAGGGCGCATCAAACAGCGCTCCTGCACAGGACAGTAGCGGTCCTACCTCTACGGCTAGTATGCCTATTGCTCCTGTGTATGCAGGAGCCATGGTCTCTTATAACTTCTCACCTGTTTTGCGTACCAGCAAAAAAGAGTTTATGAGTGAACAATTTTATCAACGACCCGAATATGGGACTGATTACCCTAACCCATTTGTTCCTACACCAATGGGTCCTCGTGGTGGTATTGATGTTCAGCGCCATATGTCTGGAATTGGTATCCCTTACACCGATCCTTTAGACAACTTCAAACCAGGTCGTCTGGACATTGATAAGAAGCAACAGCCAGTGCGCCGTCCTTCCCGACCAGTTGACTCTAGTCGCCAGCGTAAGCGTGGTTCTGCCGCTTATCGTAAGGTAAATAAAGAAAACGCTGATTACGGTCAGGAAATGTAATGGCTTTTTTTGATGTAAATAAAGAAAAAAATCCTGAAAATTTTGCAAACGCTAGAAATCGTTTAAAAAGTATGATGCTTGGTGCTACTGAGCATCAGGCCGAAGCGGGGTTATCTTGGTACCCAAATGCTGAAAGAGCCGCTCGTGAAGGCTCCGCTTCAATGGGCGTTAGCCATATTAGAGGCGCTGGAATGATGTCAGCAGTGTCTCCTGGACTTGACTTTGACACGCATAATGTTGGTGTTCTTGAAGAATTAGATCGCATGAAGCCTGAACATGCAAAAATGGTTATGCAAAGTGCACAACTTGCACGAATTGGTCAAGCACATAACAGAGAATTAAAAGCAAGAGGTATTCTCAAAGGCTCTCCTGAATATGCACAACATGCTATGCGCACTAGCCGTCTTCCAGAGGTAACTGCAATGCTTACTGAGGCTTACCCTTCATTAAGTAAGGCGTATGACGCAAACATATCTACTGCCCTACGCATCCGTGGTGGGGCAGACCCTATTGAATTGCTGTCTCGTAGAACATCCCCAAAACAACATAATTTTATGTTGAACCTTGCTGGAGATACTGATGCGATAACTATTGATGGTCGCCATGCGGATATTATTGCAAATGAAATGCGTGCTTGGCATGGCCCAACTAGTAGTCGTGGAATTGGTACCGCAGGTAATCTCCGAGGAACACCAACACGACATGAAGACTACGAAGAAGTAGTTCGCTCATCGTCCAAACTTCCAAGTGTTCAAAAACGCTTCCCAAGACTTACAGGTAGGGATGCTCAAGCATTGCAATGGGTGGTTGCAAAGGATTTAGAACGAACAAACCCAGATGGTTCAATACGAAATATTGGACCAAAGCGTGCAGGACAACCGTATCTCTAATGGACCCAGCAATCGCTTCTATCATTGTCGCCGTCATTGGTGCATTTGTAACTCTTGTAGGTATTGCAATTAAAGAGTTTAAATCAATGAAACAAACTAACAGTGTTGACCACGATCAAGTAATGCACAGATTGGACAAAGTGCAGTCCAGTGTTGACCGTGTAGGCGTGCGTCTTGACGACCATATTGATTGGCATTTGACGAAGTAGGGTCTTAGCATTGTGCGTCAGTTCATGCTACGATGCACAATAAGTTCTTGAATAGAACTTTGCATAGATACCCCAGGGAGTCAAGATGACAAACAAAGACAAAAGGTCTTTGTATGACGATTTGATGGCACCTCGCTTGAACGCTAACCAAGTTCATTGCAAGTTGTCCGTCATGATGTCAGACATGGAAGAAAAGGATATTGAGGCTCTTAATAAAGCCATTGAATTGATTAAAGCCGATAGAGGTCAAGGTCGTTCAAAAACTTACAGTGCGTCATGGCTCACACAAAACTTGCGTAAGCACGGTCATTCCGTCAGCATCAGTACAATTCAACGACACATAAATGGAGAGTGCCCTTGTGAGCGACTTGGCGAGTGATCTTAATAAACCAGCAAACAATGCCAAGGCTCTTGGTAAGTTGCTTGAAGTATTAGAACGACAAAACATTGATATCAATGAAATTGGTTCTGTCAAGCGTGTATCTATTTACCAATCTTTAACAAAAGATGCTGACGGTGAAGCACAAATACATGACTTAAGTGCTATTCAGTTCTCACCCAAGTGGGCAGAAGGTCCTGAATGGAATCCTGTTCAGCAGGGACCAGCAGTTAAGTTGCCACCTGTAAAAGTTACAAAAAGTAACAAGCAAACAGAATGGAACACAGCAGTAGTTCTTCCTGATATGCAGATTGGTTATTTCCGTAACTCACACGGTGAACTAGAACCAATACATGACGAAGCCGCTATTGATATTTGTATTGCAATGATTAAGGATTTGAAACCTGAAAAAGTTGTTATGCATGGTGATAACTTGGACTTTGCTGAGTTTGGTAAGTACCGACTTAGTCCTGCCTACGCATTGACGACTCAAAAGTCCATTGATTACGCCACTATTTTGTGTGCCCGACTCCGTGCAATTGCACCAGATGCTGAAATTGTGTGGCTTGCAGGTAACCATGAAGAGCGCCTTGTCAACTACACATTGGACAATGCTAAGGCTTCGTTTGGTTTGAGGCGTGGTGACACACCAGATAACTGGCCTGTGTTATCTGTTCCATTCTTGTGTCGTTTTGATGACTTTAATGTTAAGTATGTTCCTGGCTACCCTGCTGGTTACTACTGGATTAACCAGAAGTTGAAAGTTATCCACGGTACTCGTGTTAAGAGCAATGGCTCTACCGCACACATGTACTTGGCTAATGAGAAGACATCCGTTCTTTATGGACATATTCATCGCCGTGAATGGGCTGAAGTAACTCGTGAAGATTACGATGGTCGCAAAACTATTCTTGCCGCCTCTGCTGGTTGTCTTGCTCGTGTAGATGGTGTTGTACCTTCCACTAAAGGTGGCATTGACCTTGATGGTCGTCCAATGACCATCACTGAAAATTGGCAACAAGGTCTCTGTGTGGTGACATACAAAGACGGTGACGCTGAATTCAATCTTGAGATGATCCCTATTCGTGATGGTTGGGCGATGTATCACAACAAGGAATACAAAGCATAATGACAACTATCGTAGGTATTCAGGGTGACAACTACGCTGTTATTTGTACTGACAGTCGTATATCGTCTTTTGACGAATCAGGTATGGCATACCAAGTAACTACACTTGGGGCAGGTTCTAGCAAGATTGCCGCAAATGGTAAATACATCCTTGGAGCCGCAGGTGATGTGAGAGCCATCAACATCCTTCATCACGCTTTCACACCACCTCCTCCACCCTTGCACGCCTACGGTAAAAAGTTAGACCAGTTCATTACCCGACAGTTCATCCCAGCATTACGCACCTGTTTTGACGAGCAGGGCTATTCTGTCCCAGAGCGTGAAGGCTCTGAACATATGGCTGAACATGGGTCCACCATTATTTTGGTGGTTCATGGAACCCTCTATATTATTGACGGAGACTACTCGTGGACATCGGACACGGCTGGAATCTATGCCATTGGTACAGGGTCTTCCTATGCTCTTGGTGCCCTACAGACCCTTGCAGGGGGTAAGAAACTGAGTGCGCAACAGGCAAAAACTATTGCTAACAAGGCTCTTGCTGTAGCCAGCAAATTTGATCCATATACGGGTTCACCCTTCCAAGCCTTTACGCAAGAACGAGAAGTAAAAAAATAGTATCATTAAGTGACCCATTTAAGGAGCACTAATGGCTACAAAGAACCAACAGGTCGCAGACCAGACTCTAAAGGGTGCCATTGTCGGCGCACTTTCGTTTTTTCTTGCTAAGGCAAATATTGACCCAGGCGCACAGGCTGCAATCATGCCACTTGTTATCACAGGTCTTGCCTATGCAAGTACCATGATCGGTGACAGGGGTACAGCAAACTTTCTTGCCAAGGCTTCGGAAGAACTTCCAGAACTTGTAGAAGAAGTTCAGGCAGAAGTGGCTAAAAAGAAAGCCACTGCTAAAAAGGCTTCTGCTAAGAAAGTGGCTCCTGCTAAGAAAGCGGCTTCAAAGGCTGGCAATTAATGCCCGCTAATGAAAATGAAATTTTTAATCCTGACAGTTTTGTATACAACAAATCCAACAAGGTTAACCCTAGCGCAGTAGCCGAAACTACCCAGAAGTATGGTGGGTCTACTACTTTTGCATTAACAGGTGAGCCTGCTGAATCGGGAACTTCTGTATCACTTGGTGGCTTTGAAGACCGTGTTCCTGTAGATGACTTTGGTGTAAGTGATGTCACTCGCTATATGCATACTCCAGAACATCACGCCGCTTTGACAGGCCATCCACATAGAGCACTTGGTACTTGGATTGACGAAGACGAGAACGAAACTCCACAGGTTTTCCTAGATGTTTCTAAAGTGTACCCAGAAACTTCTCAAGGAAACAAGGAAGCCCGTGGTGCTACTGTTGCTGGGAATCAGATGGGTAATTTTAACCTTCGTACATTTACTACTGAATATAACCCACTACACCCCGATGTACTAAAGCGTGCAGGTGGCAATGTGGAATTACAACCAGGTGAAGCAGAACGATATACTACTTCTGACGCACCTATTGGTGATGAAGTAGTATTTGGAAACACAACAGAACGACAAACTTTTTCCCGTGGTCGTGGTAAGAAAAAGGCAGTGGTGCCAGCAGGTCAAGGAAACTTTATTTTTCTTGGAACTGGTAGTCAATTGAAACCACCACCAAAGAAAAAGTAGTAAGGTCTAACTTATGGCAATGGACTTTTGGTCCCCATCTTATAGAGCGGCATCTAGCGACCTTACAGTTGCTATTTCTCCTCTTGGATTGGTAGAACTCGCAGACGAAGAATTTGAGGTTCATGGCCCACGCCTGAACCGTTACTCTGCGGCATGGGCTTGGTACCTTGGTCACCACTGGTCATATCGCCGTGAGATGGGTGAATCTCAGTTCTACATGAACTATGTCCGTGTAATGTCGGACTACATCACCAACTTCTGCTTTGGTAAAGGTATTCAATTTCGTTGTCCTGAACAAAACTCAGCAATTATTCCTCATCTTCTTGCACAAGTATGGGAAAATCACAACTCAAAACATTATGTTCTTTGGGAAATGGGTCAATTAGCATCTGTAACTGGTGACTGTTTTGTCAAAGTTGCTTATGAAGAGCCTTATGTGGACTCCGTAGGTGTTCCCATTGAAGGAAGAATTCGTATTATTCCTTTGAACCCAGCGCATTGTTTTCCTGAGTATCACCCACATGACCGTGATCGTTTGTTGCGCTTTAAACTTAAATACCGTTTCTGGGGTACCTCTCCTGAAGGAACTCGTCAGGTATATACATTCACTGAAATCCTTTCTGACGACATGATTCAACAGTTCATCAATGACGAATTGATTGACCAATATCCAAATGCTTTGGGCACAATTCCTGTTGTACATATTCCAAATACTTCTATCTCATCATCTCCTTGGGGTCAGTCAGACATCTGGGACATCATCCCATTGAACCGTGAACTTAACGAAAAGATGGTTGAAGTTTCTGACATCATCAACTACCACGCCGCACCTGTCACTATCATCACTGGTGCTAAGGCTTCCCAGTTGGAGCGTGGACCTAAAAAAGTGTGGGCAGGTCTTCCTAAAGATGCCAGCGTTTTCAACCTTGAATCTCGTGGTGAGATGTCAGGAGCCTTGGAGTACATCCAGTTTCTAAAGCGCACTATGCACGAAATGACTGGTGTTCCTGAAACTGCACTTGGTCAATTCCAACCCGTGTCTAACACATCTGGCGTTGCTTTGGCTATTCAATACCAGCCAATGATGAACCGTTTTATGATGAAAAAGGTTCACTTTACTAAGGGTCTTGAGCGTGTCAACGAAATTGTTATCCGTACAGCGGCTGTATTTGAGCCACAAATGCTCCAGTACAACCCAAGCAAATCGGCTATGCCTGAGCGTGACCAAGCAACTCAATTAGATCCTGCTGACCCTTTGACCTATAAGACAACTGTCCACTGGCCTGAGCCATTGCCTGTTGACCAACTTATTAAACTCAATGAGGTTCAAGCAAAGATGGCACTTGGTTTGGAATCCAAGCGTGGTGCCTTGCGTATTCTTGGCGAAGAATTCCCGAACGAAAAGATGGACGAAATCTTTGAGGAATTGCAAGATGACGCTATGGATCAAGGCGCTCTTGACATGCTAAATGCTCAAATCCAGATGGCAGTAATGCTTGCCACTGGTATGGTTCCAGGACCTGACGGTCCTGAAATGACTTCGGCTGGAGGTGCTAGTGTATCTTCAGCAGGAGGCTCTCCTGATGGGGGACCAATGCCTGGTCCAGTCATTACCCCCCAAGAAGAGCAGATGGTAAATCAACTTGTAAGCAAGGCATACGGAGCAAGGTTCGCCCAGCGCCGTGTACCTGACGAAGAATAAATAGTCATATCAATTAAGACCCTAAAAGCCAAACTAACAAAGTAGGTAACACTCATGGCAAAGAACAGTAGTCCCGAAGGGGACATTATTTCCGTCCCAATGGATGCTCCAATGGTGGAGCAATTTGTAGAAGACGCAATGTCTAAAACAAATGGAAAAGTATTTTCTGAGGACGATGTTGAAAACATCCGTAAACAGGAAAAAGACAAGATGTACAAGCGTCTTGAAGAAGCAGATACCCGTGTAAAAAGCATGGAAGAGCAGATGGCTATTATTGCCGCAGAGCGTGAAGCCGCTCGCAAAGAAGCAGAATTGCGTGCCAACAAAGAGGCAGAAATCATCCGTCAGCGTGAAATTGACGAAATGAGCGCAAAAGAACTTCTTCTAAAGAAAGAAGACGAGTTCAATCAGCGCATTAACTCTGTTGAGGCAGAGTGGCAGGAACGCCTTAATGTCATTGAACAACAGCGCCAAGCACAGGAAGCACTTCTTGATAAAGAGCGCCAAATGCAGGCTTTGATCCATTATCGCAACAACAGACTCCAAGCAGAGCAGGAAGCCATCATTCCTGAACTCATTGACTTGGTGTCAGGAAACAGCGAGGAAGAGATTGAACAATCAATTGCTGTACTTCGTGAGCGTTCATCTGCTATTATTGAATCAATCCAACAAGCGACTGCGCAACAGCAAGGTCGTTTGCGGGGGGCGCCAGTAACGGCTCCTCCTGTTGGGCCAATGGAAACTCAGACGGAATATCAACAGTTAAATGCGGATGACATCCGCAATATGTCAATGGATCAGTATTCAAAAATGCGGGACAGGCTCCTAAATGCACGGTCTTCACGAGGCCGTTTCTAAAAACCCATACAAACCCCTATCCACGGAGGATAATAAACCATGGCCCTTCCAGGTCCCGCAGGTGGTGCAGTAACAACGGCAGGTGCAACAAGTGCAACTGGCTATACCGTTGGAGGCACCGCTCTCTCCCCAGCAATCCAGACTATCTGGTCCAAAGAAATCCTTTTCCAAGCGATGCCAGTGCTTCGCTTTGAGCAGTTTGCCGTCAAGAAGACGGAACTGGGCGTTATGCCAGGTCTCACTATCAACTTCATGCGTTACAACAACCTTGCAACTGACGAATCAGCAGGCGCTGAATTGACAGAAGGTACCCGTATGGAGCCAGTGGCTTTGTCCGCTAGTCAAATCCAGATCACCGTTAAAGAGCAGGGTAAGGCAGTTTCGGTTACCGAACTCCTTCTCAACGCTTCGTTTGACGATGTTATGGCATCATCTTCTCGCCTTCTTGGTCGTCACATGGCACAGTCTATGGACATCCAGGCTCGCAACACGCTTTACCAGGCTGGTGTTCCTTTTGGTGGCGGTTCTGCCGTTGCACCATCAGTTGTCTTCGGACGCACTGCTCCTTCTACTCGTGGTCCTCGTGCTCCTTATGAGTACGCTGCCGCTGGTAACTCAGGTGCTCCTGGCTACATGTCACCTGCAACCGTTAAGGACGCAGTTGAGATCTTGGCTAACCAGAACATCCCACGCCTTGGTGATACCTATGTGTGCTTCGTTCACCCATCACAGAGCCGTTCCATCCGTGACTGGCCAGAGTTCATTGAAGTAACGAAGTATGCCGCTCCAGGTAACTTCATGCTTGGTGAAATTGGTCGCTTGTACGATGTGGTCTTCATTGAAACCACTCAGGTCAAGTCAGGTCTCGGCAAGGTTGACTCCAACCCAGCAACAAGTACCCAAGACGCAGTTCTTAGCAACTCGTACTCATCCATCATGATCGGTGATAACGCCTTCGGACAAGCCATTGCATTGCCAGTGGAACTCCGTGACGGTGGAGTCATTGACTTTGGTCGTGAGCACGGCTTGTCCTGGTACGCAATCTGGGGCTTCGGTGTAATCACACACGAATCTCGTGTCATCATCAACACCCTCGGTGGCGCCGTACCTGTTGCGGCTTAATCCACTACTATAACTTCCTAGTGGGGGAACGGCGAAAGCCTAGTACCCCATTTTAAGTTGTTTTTTAATCACTACCAAAAGGAGTAGCCATGGCTACAAAGAAAACAAATGTTACAACCACAGACATCTTCTCAGAGCCAGAGGAAACAACCACAGAGGTTGTAGAGACAGAAGTACCTGCAAAGGCTTCTGTTGTCGCTCCTGGAGCACCTGAGTCCAAGAAAGGCCGTGTTAAAGGCACTTGGAAAATGTACTGGGGTCAAGAAACTTTTGATTTTGAAGATGGGAAGACATACACACTTCCTGTAGGTCTCTACGACCACCTCAAAAACCACGGGAACATCTACGACACTCTTTAAGGAATAAATGTCTGGCTTTACAATTCCAAACACGCCTGATTCATTTAATCAAAATCAGGCAGAGCCAGACTCCCTAGACTTCCAAATTTTAGGAAATCAAAGAAGTGGTGTAGTCAGTGGCTGTGCTGTTAGCACTAATGCTACTGCTCAAAAAGTAACTGTTGCCGCTGGTGAGGTACTCATCAATGGCTCGTACTACCCATACGCTGGTGGAATAGTTGATTTAACTGCTTATGCATCACCTGCCTTCTTTGATGTTATATACGCCCGTGTATCAGGATCAACCGTTACTTGTTATGCAGTTGCCCCTGCAACTGGTAGCACAAACCCTAGATTCCCATCATCTGGTTCTGGTGCAAACCAAGTAAACCTTGACACGACAGATGTTGTATTGGCGTCTGTATACCGTGTTGATAATGGTGTTGTAGATTCAGGAGCCATCGTTGACAAGCGTGTCTTTGTGCGTTCTACCACAAACCGTACCCTTGGGGATACTGTCTCTGCTAACAGAGGTTCTGCTGGTGACACCTTCGTTAATACATCGTGGACACCTGGGAGCACGACTGCTTCTCCGTTTTCAGTAAAGGTTGGGTCAACTTGGTACAACCTTGCATACTGGACGGCTAACAGTAACATCTCAACTTCTGGAACTATTACAGCAGGTTCTTTTGTAGGACCACTGTCAGGTAATGCAACTACTGCTACAAGTGCCACAAGCGCTACTAGCGCCAGTTCTGTTCCATGGTCAGGTGTTTCTGGAAAACCATCTCTAGTAGAAAATAACGGTGGAACTTATTCCATTAACATTACTGGTTCTGCTGGTTCTGCTGGCTACGCTAGTTCTGCTGGTTCTTCAACATCTTCTGGATATTTAAACGCTGCTATTGCCACTGTTGAACCTCTTACTGGAACATATTTTGGTTATACTAGTGCTGTTGCGGGCTTCTACTCAAGTGGAAGATTATTTGCTGGAACAAAACTTTTTGCTGGCGAAGTGACAACATCAAGTGGCACCAAGATTGTGGTTTGGGATGCGTCTACTGGTGAATTTAAATACCGAGAAGCAGGCTCTTGGACATCCTCATTAAGAGAATTAAAGGAAGATATTTTTGATCTTTCTAATGCTTTAGAAAAACTTTCTTCAATTAAACCCCGTACATTTAAATTTAAAGAAGAAGTAGTAGACGGTGCTTTTGATACTTTTGACCGCCGTACACAATTGCAATATGGTTTTGTAGTAGAAGAACTATTGGAATCAGAAGTACCTGATGTTGTCCAACACTATCGCCCTGATGATAATGGTCCAATTATGCCACTAGGGTGGAAACCACACGCTGTTATTTCTCTTGCTGTAGCGGCTATCCAAGAGTTAACAGCACGAGTTGAAGCCTTAGAGGGTAAATGAGTGAAGAACCACGCCCTCTACCCACGCCAACAGGGTCGGTAACTGACATTACTCGTGTGCGTTCTGTTATGTCCCACAGACACCGTGAACAACAGCCACAAGTCAACCAACCATACCAAGACACCCTTCCAGGTGCGGGTTCAGGAGATCAATAATGGCATCAGTAACTAGTAGTGGACTAACGGTGCTTGAGCACACGGTACAGTTGGCTCGCAACTACCTTCGTGATTTCCCTAAGTTTTTTCAGGTGTCCTTTGACACTATTGGCCGTACCTACGAGTTGGGACAAGTAAACATTGACCCAGACAGCATATGGGTGGCTACAGTTACCAACAATGTTGTTACCCAGTTAACCACAGCGCAGTACAGCCTTGACCACCGTAATGGAATTATGCGCCTTGCCAGCACCCCTGCGGCTAATACCACCATAATGATTGAAGGGTATTACTATGAGTGGATTCTCCCTGAAGACCTTCAATTTTATTCAGAGCGTTCAATTAACTTCCATAGACCTACTATTGACATTCCTTTAGAACAGGCTAACCAAGCAGTATTGGATGTAATTGGCTTAGGCGCTCTTGTAGAAGCCCTACAAGCCCTTATGACAGAGTATGCCCGTGATATTGATGTCATGACATCAGAGTCCATCCACATACCTGGATCTCAGCGTTTCCGTATGTTACAAAGCCTATGCCAGCAATGGGAAGTAGAATACCGTAAGCACGCCAATAACCTCAACATTGGTCCTGAGCGTATTTCTCAATTCAGCCTTCGCCGTATTTCTCGCACAACCAATCGTTATGTACCTCTATACAAAGGTAAAGAAATTGGCGAATATGGTCCAATTGAGCGTATCTTTATTGAAGACACTGAAGGACACATCCTTGTTACAGAAGCAGATGAGCCAATGCGTGAAGATGTGTTTATTGAAGGTGACCCCCCAACTGCTTACTCAAGCAACGCTTTTTACTAATGGAAATCCGTAGAGAATTAGGAAATATTAGAAAGCACTACCGTAGGTACCAGCAGTCCTATGGTGAGTCTGTGGTCTGGTTTGAGTTCACCCCACTAGGTACAAACACCTCAACCCAATCTGTATATGACGATGTCTATGATGAAGGCGTACCTGGCACTGGTGGTCGTAAGTATAAAAATGGGGTAGTTGTACCTGTATTAATGATTACCGAGGCTGAAGACCAAAAGCGTGCTATTCCAGAAGGTCGTCAGGCTGTGGAATTAACTAACTTTGTAGCGTCTATTCAAGATTTCCGAGAGGCTGGGGTTACCTCCCCATACGAATATAAAAGCCATTTAAATGATATGTTTTTATATGACGGGCGTTACTTTTCAGTGGTGTCCTACCGTGTCCGTGGACGAGCCTCTGACGATGTTATTGTCGTGGTTGAAGGTATTGAAGTCTATATTAATCAAGAAATGCCTTTTGATGTGGGACCAGCAGCGACCTCTTCACAGAACCTTCCTTGGCCTTCTGCGTTACCTCAACTCTGATAAACTGTATATAACCTTAGTGAGCACTAAGGGGTACAACGCCTAGAGTCCCGTGGGAGAAGTAATGACTTCTGCACAACTGCATACACCCAAGGACTCTAAAGGTATTATTCACGGTGAGTTTCCTTTCATTTTTGCTCTAGAAACCCTTGTGGCAAAATACCCAGAAGCCGTAGCGGAAGCAGTCGCTGAGACCTTAAGCAACGAGCAAACTCATTTATCTAATGTGATGTCTGACCATCCAGACTGGGCGCACCTATCTGACAAGGCACAAGTCAGCATTTCTGATGGAAACTTGGAATATGGCGTAACTGAACCATCCGATGAAACAAACATGCTTGAATTTGGTGATCCTAGTAAGAAGGTAGTGGCTACTGGTCTACTTCGTTCTACAGCATTTAAGCGTTCACAAGATATTAAAAAGCAACTTACTGAGGCTGTATCCCGTAAGTTGGGTGGCTTCTAATGCCAAATAAAGGTTTCCTTCTTGCTGAAGATGCGGCTCTTAAAGCACGCTTTTCTACTTTGACAGTATCCGATGACCGTAATGGCGCTCGTTCTGTACAAGTGTTCTACCGTTATCCAGAGGCAGAAACTGAGCGTGCTTATCCTTTCATGACTATTGAAATGATTGACCTAGTCCACGCTAAAAATCGTCAGCATTCTGAAAACCAATTGGTGTATGCAAAGACTGGGATACCACAACGCAGTAGATTCAACAATGGTCCTGACTCTATGAACTACTGGCCTAGTCGTCTTTCTAACATGAACACTATTACAAACATTGGCACAAACGAGTTTGTAGTCAGTAACGAATTTGTACCTGTAGACCTTTTATATCAAGTTTCTACATTTACTCGTAGTGCTCTCCATGATCGCCAACTTAGCAGTCAAATGTTGAGTACAATTGTTCCATTCCGAAAGGGCTTTATTGAAGTCCCAGAGGATGGCACAATGCGAAGATTAGATCTTTTGGATTGGACAACTGCGGACCTTCTGGACTCTGAGTCTGGATACCGTAAGCGTATTTTCCGAAAGATTTACACACTTCAAATGTCGGCTGAGATACCCTCACTTGACATGTTTGGTCTACAACAAATCACTTCAATTGTTCCAACAATTGAACCAATCACAAGTAACTCGTAACCCCCGTTTATTGCTAAGGAGCAACAATGCCAACATATTCTCGCCCAGGTGTATACATCACCGAAGGTCCATTTTCTACAGCCGCAGCAGTTGGTACTGAGGTAACGCCCACAGCGTTCCTTGGTACTGTATCTCGTGGACCAATTGTCCCAACACGAATTGATTCGTGGGGTCAATACAAGACACTTTACGGTGACCTAACCAACTCATCTGACCTTGGTTATGCCGTTTACCACTTCTTTTCAAATGGTGGTCGCACTGCTTATGTCAACCGTGTGGCACATACAACAACCACAGGTGGAGCCGCTGCTCTCAAAGCAAAATCTGGGTCAATTACAGGAACCATTGCTGGTGGTGCTAATACAACATTGTTCAGAGTACAAGCAAAAAATGTTGGTACTTGGGCAAACTATGCAGCCGCTACAGGAACCACCACTGAAGTTGGTCTTAAAGTAATTATCACTGCGGGATTGCGTAATGGTGTTGCTGAAAGCATTGGTGGAACAGGTGCACCTCTTACTTTCAACCTTGCTGTTGTGTTTAACGGTTCTGAAGTAGAGCGCTGGAATGAAGTATCTCTTGATCCAGACTCCCCACAGTACATCACTACAATTGTTAACTCTTATTCAACTTTTGTAGATGTTTATGAAGTAGATGCCACACTTGTTACTGGCGTGGTTTACACCATCACTGCTGCGACATACACTCTAGGAGTCACTGCGGGAACCAATGGCACTGTTGTAGATGCCGACTGGACAGCCGCTATTGATACATTGGAAAGTGTTGAAGGTGCCTTGTTGATCAACCTTGTTGGTCAATCAACTGCTTCACGAGTTAACTATGCCCTTACCTACGCTGAAACTCGTGGAAATGGTTTTGTCATTATTGATCCAGACCCAACACAACTTTTGACTGCTGGTATTACTGGTATTACCAACACTTATAACAAGTCTTCCTATGGTGCTGTGTACTACCCAATGATCAAGATGCCAGACCCTGCTCGTTCAGGAACTGCCACCCTTCGTGATACCTATCCAGGTGGGGCAGTCGCTGGATTGTTTACTCGTGTTGAGGCAGAGCGTTCAATTGGTAAAGCACCAGCGGGATACGCTTACGATGTTCGTGGTGCTTATGGCCTTGCCAAGAACTTCACTAACTCTGAGACAGGTTTGTTGTATGACGCACATGTCAACAGCCTAAAGAACATCCCTGGTGGTGGAGTCATTATCAATGGCTCTCGTACCCTTAAGCGCACAGACATCACAAAGTATGTACCTGTTCGCCGTACCTTGAATTATGTCAAGTCCAATGTTGAAAACATTGCGCAGTTTGCATTGTTTGAGCCAAACGGTGAGCGTACATGGACGCAACTTAATAGCCGTCTTTCACACTTCCTTTCAAACTTGTGGGCATCAGGTGCTCTGAAGGGGCGCAACGCCATTGAATCGTTCTACATTACTTGTGATGCCACAAACAACCCTAACTATTCAGTACAAAATGGTGAACTTCATGTAGAAATAGGTGTGGCATTACAAGCACCTGCTGAATTTATCGTTATCAATATCAGCCAGTTCTCTGGCGGAGCCAACACCACCGTAGAAACGGTTTAAGGAGAAAATAAAAATGACAATTGCACAACGCACCGACCCACTTCGTAACTTTAAGTTTCAAGTAACAATTGAACCTAATGGGAATGCTTTAAAAACAATGACCCCTAATATTGCAAAACTTGGGTTTTCCACTATGAGTGGTTTAAGTGTTACCAACGATTTGCTTGCATATCGTGAAGGTGGCATGAATACCCACACACATAAAATGGTTGGTCTATCTGACTTTAGCGCCGTATCGTTTGTTCGTGGCGTTTTTGCTGAAGGTAACGAACTATGGAAGTGGCAACAGTTCATTCATTCATGGGAAAGTGGTGTACCTAACGGTAGCAAAGGAACGGACTCAGGTCAGGATTATCGTTGCAACATTATTGTTGCTGTGTATGACCATCCGACAACTTCAAATGCCTACACCTACTCAAATGGTGAAGGAATAAATGACTCATCTACAAAGCAAATTGGTAACAAGCGCCTAATGATGAAACTGTTTAATTGCTGGCCTGGAGCATTTAACCTTGGTGGTTTGAGTGCTGGAGACAGTGGTCTTATGGTACAAGAACTTACAGTTCACCATGAGGGATTTGTGTTAGCATTCAACTCAACAGAGGCTTCCAACTACGCTCTTATTTGGTAATTTAAAAGAAAGAATACAAAATGTCTGATAACTTGTCTGCACTTGCACAAAGTGCAAACGCCGCCCTTGAAGATCCAGCACCATTCATTGACTCAACCCCACCAACTGATGTTCAGTTGATTAAAGGTTTATTTAATGAAGAAACACGGGAATGGGAAACAACGGCAGTTGTAAGAGAACTAACAGGAGAAGACGAGGAAGCCCTTGCGACTTTTGATGCAAAGGAAGATATTACCTACGGTGAGTATCTAGTCCATCTTCTCCAGCGTGCTGTAGTAAGCGTTGGTTCACAAGAAGTAAAGAATAATAAAGACATCATTGATAAGTTAATTATTGGTGATCGTGATGTTTTATTCTTGGCAGTGATTCGTGCAACATACGGTAAAACCCGTGAGGTTCAATTAACTTGTGGAAATTGTGGTGGAAGTAATGATGTCACAATTGACTTAGAAGAAGACTTTAAAATGGAGAAAACAGACAAAGATTTGTATGCTCCTTTTATTGTCACCTTAAAAAATGGAGAAGTATTATCCTTCAATATGCCAACTACTGGAGACAGTCGCTACGCATCTAAAAAGGCTAAAACTTCGGCAGAACAAAATACATACATCATTGCCCGATGCTTACAACTTGATGAGGGAAACCACATCTCCCGTGAGGACTGGGCAAAGAAACTAAATGTTGCAGATCGTAAAAAGATTATAAAAGCAATCACCTCGGTGCAACCAGGTCCTCGTATGGGGGAGGTGGAGACTCAGTGCGCCCATTGTGAACAAGAATTAATAGTGGTGTTGGATTGGGTCTCACTTTTATTCAGTTAATCTGAAGTTTATTTATTGGGAGTATGAAAAGATTGCCTCTGCGTACAGAGGCTTTGGTCTAAATGACCTTAAGTCAATGTCCGTGCGTCAGCGTGCCTACTGGTTTGGTATGGCAAAGTGGCGCAATAAATAAAGAAATAATAAATAATGGCTCCAAGAATCCCAGATAATCAAGGTGGTGAAGTTCCACTTGACCGTACAGGCACTCCGTCATCAGGTGCCGCTGGGCGTACTTCTCTTGGTCTAGATGCTCGTGAAGTTGATCGTCTGGTATCTGGCATTGAAAAAATTACTAAGGCTGTTGCCACCCTTAAAGACACAGCCACAGGAGCCGTTAAAGCATTAGGTGGCATTGGTAGCAACACCATAGGTGGTGTCGGTGGTTCAACAGGCTCTAGGGGTTCTGTTGGTTCATCTATGTCATCAGCCATGGGTCTCATGGCAAACCGTGGTGCCTCTCGTGGTGCTGGTGGTGCCACTGGTGGTGCTCGCCCTGCAAGTGCAGGAGGTAGTACAGGAGGCGGAGGAGGTGGTCTTGGTTCAAGTGTAATGAACTTGATGAATACCGTTGGTCAACCTACTCAAGACTTTATGAACGCCATGAGTAATCGCATTAGCCGAGGTGCTGATTATTCACTACAAGCAGACCGCATGTCTACCCAATTGCAACAAATGTATGGCATGTCTAACAGCCAAGTGCGCAACGACTTGCGTATGCCATTGACTAAACACTACCTTTTGGGTGGTGGCACTGCCATCAATGACTTGCTAGGTATGCAAGCAAGCACAGGACTATCTGCGGCTAAGAACGCTTCGTCTGTAGAGGCTATGCGTGCTATTTCTGGGTTCTCGTATGGCTCAGGTGACATTACCAAAATGCTTTCTACAATGGGTTCCCCTGATGTAGCCAATCGTATGTTCATGATGGGTGGCACAGGAATGTACGGGATGGGTGGCAAGCAACGCTCAGGTATGCAAAGTATCCAAGACATTGTTCGCCGTACTGGTTTGACTAACCCTGACGCCCTTAAAGGTGCTCTTCAACAAGGTTCCAATACCCGACAGCGTTTAAATGCTATGGGTGTGCCACAAGACATGCAAGACATGGTTATTCAATACGCCATGCAAAATGCTTCCTTCCAGAAAAAAACTGGTGGTAAAAGTGTTATGTACGATCCCTCAGTTGAAGCAGACCGTAAGACTATGGGTATTGAAGACAACTATGCAGTGTCCCATGAAAAGACTTCGGGAGAACGACTTAAGCGTGAAGAAAGATTCTATGGTCGTCAAACAGACAACTTTTCACGGTTTGAAAAAAACCTTAGAAATTCTGCACAATTGCTTGGAATGTTTGAAGATGCCTTATCAAGCATTATTGGATTAGGTATCTCTGTAAAGGGACACCCAGCCACCAGCGCCGCTATGTACGGTGCAAACTACTATAAAAATGTCCAAATGGCTACTCTTCAGACGGGGCTTGATTTAGCAGAAGCAGGCGCAGGAGCAATGGGTCCTGGTGGTGACCCTGTAGATGCTAAAAGATCAACAGGAACATCTGCAAATGCTGGCTCTACTGGTTCTGAGCAGAATGTCAAATTAAACAAAAGGGACGAAGCAAAACTAGCAACTCTTGACCCTCGGCTGGCTGTGCCATTGCGTAGAATGATGGAAGAAAATCCAAATCTTCATATTGGTGATGCTCGCCGTTCTACTGCACAACAAGAACGAAGTTTCAAAGATAGGTATCGCCCCACCGACAAACCTGTATCTGAAAAAGGTGAAACCGACAGAGTGTGGAATGGTGTTGTATGGGAAATGAAACCAGGCGAGAATCGCCCACCGATGGCTCCTCCAGGGCAATCTTTCCACGAAAGAGGATTAGCGGCTGACTTATCACAAAGTGAAAGCGAATGGCTTAGGGTTAATGCGTCTAGGTTTGGTCTAGAAACAGGTGCTACTACTAAAGGCGCTAAAAGTGATGAGCCATTCCATATTCAACCAGCAGGAACTTTAGGTTACTCAGGTCCTAACTCGGCAACTAGTTCTAGGACAGCGGCATCTGGGGCAGGTGTAGCAAAAGCATCAGTGCGTAAATTAAGTTCTGTTGTTTCACCTCTTGCAACAAATAGTTTAACAAGTGCCCCAGCAACCCTTAAAAATGCTGGTTCAATGGCTAGTGAATTTCTGCGTAGTGGTGGTTGGAAGACTGAAAGTTCTTCTGTTGGATCAACAGATAAAATTGGAACACTAAGCAACTATGGAACTTCTGTTGCCCAAGGTGGCGATGCTGTAGACCGTGGTAACTACTCTATGGGTGGTTCACAGGGAGCAGGGTCCATTGTTATTTCTCCAAATATCTATCTGAATGGAACACAGGACATGACATCTGATTTGCGCCGTATTGCAAAAGAAGTAGGTGCCCTACTTGAGCAAGAAGTTAAATTGAAAATGATGAGGGTTTCATAATGGGTGTATCTCGTGATCCTTTCCTTACTCCAGCCGAGGCAGCACGCATTCTTGCGGAAGGAAAAAATAAAACAAAAGCCAGCCAAAGTAATTACGCATTTAATAACTTTGCAACAAATCAATTCTTTGGAATTATTGATAATGAACCATTTTATCTAAATCGTAACGATGTAGATAACCCTGCGTTTGCTTGGCCTTCAAAACAATACACAGATATTGCTGGAACAAGCCACCAAGTTCAGCGTGGTTACATGCGTAGTTTAATTACTGACCCTAATGTAGACATTAACGCAAAGAACCGTAGGTTGTTTTTTCAATTTAACCCTACTGTGCTTGTTCGTTCTGTACAACAAACTCCAGGAGCAATGCTTCCTTTATTGCAAAGCCCTGAGCAGTTAGCACAACCAGTTCCAGGTACTGCAACATTTGGTTTTGAATTAATGTTTAACAGGGAACATGAAGTAAACACTGGTGACGATCCTTTGTTTACAGAATCCCTTGATTTACCAAATGACCAAAAAGGGTTTGTGTCTCAAGTTGGTGTGTTGGCTGACATCATGGTATTAGACCTTATTACAGGTCAAGGTATCTCTCAAGATTTGTTGGACACTTTAGCCAAGCGTCAATCTAACTTTATTACCCAACAAATGGCTGCTGAAGATGCGGCTCTTTCTGACGCAGAAGAAAGAGGGGACAAAGAAGCCAGCAAAACATATGTGCCTACATACCAAGACACTGATGCTGACCAAAACACCCTTAGAACTGCCTTTGAAAAACAAATAGGAAACTCTGCGTTTCTTAACCCAACACCATTCCGAGTAATGTTTTCTTCATTATTTATGGTTGAAGGTATTGCAACAAGTGTTGATGTAAAGTTTACAAAATTTAGTCAAAAAATGGTTCCAGTACAATGCACCGTTACTATTAACATGTATGCGTTGTACATTGGTTTTGCAAGAAAAAATACATTTTTGTATGACAATCTTGTCCAAGGTTCTATTGATACTCAAGAACAACAGACAAAAGATGAAGAAGTCAGTAAAAAATTAGAGGCTGGATTAAAATATGTAGATTTTGTATCTACATCATTTGATGATGATTTCTATGGAAACGGGACAGGGTTTAAAGTTCGTGTTGATGCAACACGGACATCTACTTTTGCAAAACAAATAGAAAAGAAACAAATTAAAGATGTAATTGTTCGTGTAAAAATGGATTATGTTTTTACTTTAACTAATACTGGATTAGTTGACCCTACATTTGTGTCAACTAATAATGTTTACCTAACCTATAACAACAGTGTTGATATTCCATTAGAGAAGATTACTGATCCAAACAATGATGGTTTGCGTTGCGCAGACCTTGAAAACCTTCTTATTACTGAAAGTAAGAAGCCAAGTGGAGAAAAAAGACAATATCTAAGTTATAGGTATGTTGTTGAAATTGCAGGAAAAGGAGACACTGGTGTCATGGTAGAGTCTCCATCAAAATTAACTAGTCAAACAAAAAGGTTTGCGCATGTGCTGAATATCTTAGGTCCAGAAAAGTATGACAGTCTTATTGCTGATAACCCTAAAAAAAATAAAGATTAAATATAATGATTCAAATACTTTCTAGATACACAATTACTTCAGAAGAACGCAACGGCAATGTTGCCATTATTGCTGTACGCAAATCTGCACCAACTACTAGTTATAGTAGTCATCGTGCTCGTAACGGAGACACCTTTGAAAACCTTGCGGCTCGCTACCTTGGCTCTTCTTTGTTCTATTGGAAGATTGCAGACCTAAACCCACAGGTGCCTTTTCCAGACTATATTCCAGCAGGAACAAACATCCGTATTCCTAGATGATTACTACAGGTGCGTCTTCTCTTGATATTCGTTTTGAGGTTGTAGTCAATGGTATGTACCTTGATTACGCCTCAGTCAAGCGTGTCAATATTGAGTTACAGGAAAATATGCACAACCTTGCTGTGTTAGAGGTTGGTGGTATTCCACCACACAATTTAACTGATTTTATTGACTTGCCTATTTCTATTAAAGTTAGTATTGGGCAGATTCGTATGTATGGTTTTGTTGGGTACATCACATACTTAGAGCCAGAGTCCATCAATAAGAATGGTCTTATTGATAAAAGCCCTTTCCAACTTACTCGTATTCATTGTCTTGGTGCTTCTTACCCAATGCGTAGTCGGAAAACAAAAGTATGGAACAACCGTACTCTTTCACAAATTGCAACTGAGATTGCAAAAGACTATTCATTAACAGTGTCTGTACCAAATGATCCATATGTATTCCCACGATTAGTGCAATCAGGTAAATCAGACTGGGAACTTCTTACAAGTGCCGCTAATTACCTTGGATACCAAGTCCTTGTGCGTGGTGTACACATAGATATTTGGGACCCTTTTGCTGTATTTAGTCGCAGTGGTTCAGTACCTTTATATGCAATGTCTGGAAACAAGGGTAGGCTAAATGCTTCACCTGGGCAAGTTATCAAGTTTCATGGTGTTATTGGAGCCGTAACACCTTTATCTGCACGCACAAATGAAACAGTTCATTCATTAGTAGGAAACCAGATTGTAACAACAAGCCTAAGCACATCTACTGGGTATGGTGAAACTGTGGAATCTATATTCCAAGACGAAGTTAGTGCAAACGCTCAATCAGTTGAAATGGCCAATGCTTTATTACAGGGCCGAAGTCGTAACAAACTTCCTTACATTGCACATGTAGATGTTGTGGGTGATCCCGTTATCCAACCTGGAATGGCAGTTAAAATTGACAGATACGACTCAGGGTTAGACGGATTATGGATTGTGCAGGCAGTACGACATGAGGTTTCTCGTGGAATGGCAATGTCATATTTAACTTTGGCAAAAGACTCTAATGACATTGACTCAATCAACAGCACAGTAAAGTCTGCACTTATGCCTGAGTTAACCGAGCCAGTTCTCAAGAATAACCGTTGGGTGACAGGAACGGAAATGATCCATGTATACGCATAAAGGAATTATCTAATGAAATCTATTTCTATACCCTTCCGATTTGAAAATGGAAAAGTAGCCGATACCACGGATATTGGCACTATTGCCCGTCAGCGCATTGGGGATGTCTTGGCTACCAGAGGGTACGAGCGAGTTATGCAACCTGGCTATGGGGCTGGTATCAGTGACCTCCTGTTTGAACCCCTTGACCCCCTTGTTTTTGCTGACTACAAAATAGACGCACTAAGTGCCATTAATGAAAATGTCAGTGTTGCCACCATCAACGATATTCGTGTTAAAGAGGGGGATTCTGTGCAGTACAATGATGAGGGGCAATCCACATTAAAGGTTTCTGTTGTGTATTCTGTCCCAAACTTAGGGACGGCTACTTATACAGTAACTGTTAACACAAATAAGATCTTGACAGAGGAAAGCGCTTTTTAATTATGGCTACATTTGACTACACCAGCAGAGACTATCTGTCCATCCGACAGGACTTACTTAACCGTGCATCTAAGACCATCCCAGAATGGAACGGTACAGACACCTCAGAGTTTGCCAACATGTTTGTTGACCTGTGGGCGTACATGGGTGATGTTTTACACTTCTATGTAGACCGTGCTGCTAGTGAAACATTTTTAGACACAGCCACCCAACGCTCCTCTGTTTTGGCTATTGCTAACCTTCTGGACTACATCCCAGCATCTCCTCGTGCGGCTCGTGGTCTTGTCACTGTACAACTAAACTCTTTGCCTTCTGGTGCAACAGACTATGTGGTTCCTCAATACACCACATTTAAAGGTTATGACACCGACAATACTTCCTACGATTTTTATCTTCTAAATGATTCGCCTGCACTTGACTTGACTACAACAACCCAATCAACAGGTACGGTTGTTCAAGGAACCCTAGTGTTTGATGAAGTAGTTGGAACAAGCGCAGGATTTACAAATCAAAACTTTACATTACTTAAATCAAATGTAGACATTGACAGTATTACAGTCCTTGTCTATGAAGGACCACTAAGTAGTGGTGTTCCTACATCAGTTGAATACCAGTATGTTGCTCAATTGTCTACTACAACTTATACAGACAAAGTATTTACTGCTCGTACAACATCTGATGGTTATACACAACTTATCTTTGGTAATGGTTTTAACGGAACTGTTCCCACAACCAACGCAAGCATTACAGCATCGTATCGCACCACTGTTGGTTCAATTGGAAACATTCCTGCTAATGGAGTCAAGTTAGTTGCCTCATCACCACAATCAACCTACATTAGTGTTGTTTCATCAGGAACTATGAGTGGTGGAGCAAATGCTGAGTCTATTGACTCCATTAAGAGCAATGTGGCTCGTCTGTACCGTACACAAGATAGGGCAGTATCTCTTCAGGACTATAAAGACCTTACTCTTCAAATTCCTGGAGTCAGCAAGGCTACTGCTACATACAGTGACCCTACTGTAACTCTGTATCCTGTTCCATTCCAAAGCAGTTATCCACCAGTACCCATCACCTCTGGAACACAAAAAGTAGTTATTGAAATACCTACTCCAATGGTTGAGTCTATTGAAAGTTACTTTACTACACGATCAATGTTAGGTGTAACAGCAAGTGTTGTTAACCCTGCCAACCATGGATCTATTGATAAGTACATTGAGTGCACACCTGTTTATGTGGGTATTCAAGTATATGTAAAAGAAAATTATGTACAAAGTTGGGTAAAAACACAAGTAGATACTGCTATTCGTTCTTTACTATCATTTGATAAAGTTTCGTTTGGACAAGTTTTTACTGTGGGTGAAGTATACCGAGCCGCACTTTCGGTAGAAGGTGTTGACTATGTCATCTTGACAAACTTGAGCACTACCTATGACTCAACGCCAGCAACAGTAAGCACTGTAGCCAATGTGTCTATAGCCGCAACAAAGTTGCCTTGCTTTACCGACCTTATGACATCTGCACCAGTGGCAGTAAACTTTGACATGGTCGGTGGATTGACTGGTAGCAACTAATGGCTTTAGTTTCATTTACAGTTCGTAATACTGTTGCTAATGGTGGATCTGCTCTTAGGCGTACCAATGTCACACAAGATGCGTCCACACCTGCGGGTTCTGGAACAGTAGTTTATGACAGTGCTCTTCGTGCTGATGGGTACTTTCCTGCCCTACCACAGTCCTACCTTCAATCTACTTTTTCTGCAAATATTTATGTTCGTGGGGAAATTGAACTGGAATGGAAACTAGAAACTGCTTTAGTAAGTAGTCCAGCAACAACAGATTTTGAACCTGTTGAATTACTAATCCGTGCTTCTGAAGATGGTGAGCCTGTTACCCCAGCAGATGGTTTTGAAGTAGTTCGGTTGACTGCTGATTCCGACCCTTACTTTGAGGCATACACAGACATGGCTAGTGTGTCTCGCCCGTACATTGCAGAAGGTAAATGGGCTTACTATTCACTATTTGTAAAGTATGAAAACAACACGGGCACTGCTTACTACGAAAAATTAGTAGACATCTCAGTACAGACTCCTATTGACTTTGGGTCAACTGATGAGTTATGGAAGCATGTTCCAGAATATTACCGACAAACAGATGAAGAGTACACACTTGGTACAACTGAGTACCCATATGACAACGGTCCTTTATACCGTTTCATAGAATTGTTTGGTTGGGAACTTGACAAAATACGCACAACTATCTATGACACAATGCGTATCAATGACCCAGAGATTGTACATAGTTCGGCAATTGATGCATTGGCTAAACAGACTGGTGTTGAGTTTAGTAAGTCTGCTTTAGGTACTGCCAAACTTCGTGCCATTCTTAACAACATTGGTTATTTGCGCCGTACTAAAGGAACAATTAATAGTATTGAATCGTATATTTCTGCTATGTCTGGTTGTGGTGTAACCACTAATACTGCTGTATCTCCAATAGAGTTCAATGTCCACCCAATGCGTGTCAACTTGGTTAGTGATCCCTTCTTTGCACAGGGTGCTACAAATACAGATACCACAGGACCTATTCGGCGTAAGTTTTCTGCTCTTAATGAGTCTGGTCGTCAATATGGGTGGGGCGTATTTTCTAGCCAACCTGTAGGTATTGCAACAGGAAACATTATTAATGTAACAAGTGGTGTAGTTACTATTACATTAGCGGCTGGTAGTGGTACAAGTAATATCTACATTTACAGTCGTGGTGCATTTACATACAATAATAATTTAACTTATTACGCTTCTGCTCAATCTTCACATGACTTTGTTCCTCGGTTTATTACAGCATCTAATATGCTTTCAATTTTAGAAACAGCATCTGACAGTAGTACCACTGATTTTTCAGCATTTGATGATTGGAATAATGCAGTCTCTGCAAGCACATTCCCTAAATTCATTAACCCAAACAACGCCACACGAAAGATAGTGGGAAGCATTCCTAAAACCACTTCTGTTTCTCCTACTTCAGTTGTAGGGGTATTTAAATTGTCTGTTGCACACCCTGCATCTGGTACTACTACCATTACTTTTTCAGAACCACTATTTGAATATAAAAACTCTAGTGGTGTGTTCTTTACTGGTAGTGAACCTATGGGTGGATTTATTCCAACGGCAGGATCATCTGGTGATGGACTTTATGACTATCACTGGGGCGCAAACGCAGTAAGTTCTTCTGACACAAACTTTTCGTATTACACACTTGATTACCACCGCACTCAAGTAATTACAGACAATATTGTTAAAAATTATGTTGCACCAGTTACTTTGGTGTATGGTGTGGACTACGAAATCAATTGGGAAGTCCTTGAGTGAATTATCTGATAAGTGCACTAGCCGTATACAAAGTGATGCAGTTTTTAAACATCATGACCCCAAAGGAAGCGATGCCTTGGGTTAAGGTTCTTGTAGGAATACTGTTAGGTTACAGTGTGTCCTTTGTCACAAATTTGCCTGATAAGTGGGTATCTGGATTAGTGGTTGCTACACTCGCTAGTGCCTGCCACGGTGTCCTACGAATTATTACACTTCATGGAGATTTAGCGGCTCGCAAAACACTTAAATAACAGGAGCAACACATGAAGTATGGCATTCTTGGCAGTGGTACTGCCAACACAAAAGTAATACAAGACGGACTAATAGACATCA